ATTTTCACCAGCAGAAATTGAGATTTTATTACACTGTTACACCTCTCCCGAAATACATCCAAGAATTGATAGTCCAGGTGTGAAATCGGGTTTAGCCAATTTGGAGATGTGTCTCCTTATTGAACCGCAAGTTTATATGTCAGGAATTGACACTACAAATTTGAGCACACATAGAACAACTGAACGTGGGGCCGCACATATTAAACAATTGTGTAGTCTACCTTTACCTAAACAAGTATGGGCCGATCAAAATGGAAGAGTTATTGAATGAAAAAATTTAGACTAACTGAAGACCACATTAAACTACTGAGAAACATGTATGTTGGGTGGGGTTATAGTGAAACTGGTGCTCCCGAAATTGATCCTAAACGACCTTATGGTAACAGTGATGTTAATGGTGACATTCATAAGATCTTAACGGGAGAGAACCTTTCGCCAGATAGTGATGTTGATTATGATGAGTTACACCGGCAAACCGAAACTGCACTGCAAATTGTTTTACGTGTTGGAAAGTTTGAGCCTGGCGTTTATGTCTGTGATACTTATCGAAGTAATTGGAGATTGGAGTCAAGAGAAAACCATAAAAGTGCAGAACATAGAGGCAGTGGTTTACTGTATTATTCAGAAAACCTTAATGCTGAAGAGCGTATTGCAGCTTGTATTGAGAACGAGTTATATCATGGAGGAAATCATATGGCGGCAGCAACTGCCATAGTTCGGGATATTAACCTTGGCTATATTAAAGTTTGATAAAACTAATCTTAGTAGTAAAACAACAAATTGCGCCCAACTAAACAAGATATTGATAACTTTTTAGAAGAGTATAATACTCAAGAAAAAGCAAGAAAATTTCTGCGTGAAGCTGGATTTATTGATGAAAATGGAAAGCCCACTAAACCTTATAGGAAAGAAAATGAAGAATAAAACAGTTACAATTTCAACTCATCCATTGCGATATGGCAATGAAAATGTAACAGAAGCATTTGAGACAAATAAAATCGGTTTTGAATTAGAAGTTAGAACCGAAACTTATAGACATAGTGATATTCTTGATTTGGAAACAGTTCTTAATTTGAAAAACCAAATTGAAAATGCTCTTAAAAGTTATGATGAATTTATGAACCGTTGTTTATGAAAACCAACTACACCTATACTTATTCAGAAGAAGACTTAAACGCTTAAGGATATAGTTAGAACGCCTTTTCTCTGGTGTGGACTTTTTAGAAGAAAACTTCTCGGTAGTTCTACCTTTCCAATTTAATCCAATACCTGGCTCGCTTTCAAGATGAATTACTACTATTTCCGGTAGTAATTCTCTTTTTTGTCTGGGCCATTTTTTGCAATGAATAACATCGGTTCGGTCGGCAAAACCATGTTTATTTGGGTACGTGAATACGTTCGATTTTAGAGGATTCCATAGTTGAAAGTAGCCAATAGGCTCATACCCGCCGTGGTGTGTCTTATATTCACACAGTCTTACACCAACCGGAAATTGTGTCAAATGCACAAATATCCAGGCATCTTGTATAGGTTTAGGTGAATTTTGAAACTCTTGCCATTCATCAAAACTCGGACACATTAATCTATCTGCTCCGTAAATCTTAGTGGAATCAAGAGGAAGATTTTCTAAAATAGATCTAGTCTGTGGTGGTAAATAAATATCGGCATCTAGATGTAGCACCCAACCGTTTTGATCTAAATGTCTGAGACCTTCGTTGATACCTCTTCCCTTGTTGAATGTATCTCCATTCTCATAAAAGGCATTGGTCTGAACACACATTACGTTATAGTATTCACAAAGTCTTTTGGTCTCTAGGTCTTCGAAATCGGTTACAACAACCAATTTGTCAAACTGATTTTTGGTGCTAGGTAAAGTATGAGCTAAAAAATCTGAATAGTTTACGCAAACTATAACTGCTTCTAATTTCATTGTAATATCCAATCCTACAAAATTATTTATGAATCTTAGACAATTAATACAGAACAATTGGGAAGGACGGGCATTTGTAAAAATTGCCGCCAATAAAGAGTACAGAAAGGAGATTGAAGATAAGACTTCTTTTTTAGATTCTTATTATGAATGTCTAAAACTAAAGCAGAGAGCTTATGTTTTGTTGAATGACCTATCAGAAGAACAACTGCCTTATTGTAAATGCGGGTGTGGCAGAAGAGCTAGTATTAATAGATTGGCAGAAAAAGGGTTTAGTGATTATTTTAATGAGGAATGTCATAGAAGAGCCTCCAAGATTTCTGATGATGCTCTGGCGAAACTTTCCGATAGAGAATGGTTATTTGAGCAGAGAATAGTTCTTAAGAAGGCCATTGAGACTATTGGTGAAGAATTGGGTGTGTCATATGTTCCCGTAAAAAGGTGGCTCAAGATTCATAATATTGATAATCTGGTTGATGCAAGAAGAAGAAATGCGGCTGCTACCGAAATCTTTAATGATAAAGAAAAACTTGAGAATCTATACAACTCTGGACTGACTTGCGGGGCTATTGCCGAGAGTCTTAATAGCTCTAAGGGGGCCGTTTCAAGATGGCTTGTGTATCACGGTATTGAAAGAAGAGCGCCAAACTCTTATGAAAGAACCATTAATAAAGTCAGTGGCGAAGAGAGGGAACTTATTGATTTTATTGAAGAAATATACTCAGATGAGATTTTGACTTCTAATCGTTCGGTTCTTAACGGACGAGAACTTGATGTTTATTTGCCGAAACATAATCTGGCCATTGAATATGACGGGCTTTATAGTCATTCTTATAAACCTTGGGCTGAAAGTGAAAGTTTAATTAAAGGACCGAACTATCATTTATCAAAAACTCTTGATTGCGAAAAACGGGGTATTCAGTTGATTCACGTTTTTAGTGATGAATGGAACTATAGGCAGAATATCGTTAAGTCAATTCTTAAAAGTAAGCTAGGTATTAACGAAAAAATTTATGCCCGTAAATGTAATGTTGTTGATGTAGATATTGATAGTAAGAATAAGTTTCTGAATGATAATCACATTCAAGGCGAAGATAAGTCTGGAATTAAACTTGGCCTAGAATATGATGGCAATTTAGTATGTTTAATGACCTTCAATAAGTCTAGATTTAATAAGAATTATGAGTGGGAATTAGTGAGATTTTGTAATGCTGGTGGTCTTAATGTTGTTGGTGGATTTAGTAAATTGCTGTCTTATTTTAGGCATGAGTATTCGGGATCTATTGTTTCTTATGCTGATAGGCGATACTCTAACGGGAATGTTTATTTTAAGAACGGGTTTGAGTTGAAACGTGTTAATAAACCTGGGTATTATTACGTTGATAAAAATTATTTGGTTCGTCATAATCGCATGAAGTTCCAGAAGAAACTTATTGGTGCTTATGATTGTACCGAATATGAAAAAGCCCGAGAGATGGGTTTTAATAAGATATTTGATTGTGGTAGTTTGTGTTTTGGGTTGAATTATGTTTCAGAAAAATGATGAACGTGTTTATGATGTTAGATCGGACTATTACGTCTACCATCTTATTAATCCATTAAGTTGGTCTCCTTTTTATATTGGAAAGGGTAAAAAATGGAGGTGCTATCAACATCTTAGCGCCAGGAACAATTATTCACACAATAAGCGGCTTGGTGGATATATTAGGAATCTTAGAGCTGCTGGAATTGAGCCCGTTGTTATTAAGATATGTGAGGGAATGAATGAAGAAGCTGCTTATATTTTAGAAGAGCAAGAAATTCTTAAATATGGCCGCAAAGGATTTGATGAATGTGGCATTCTTATGAATATTTTTATTGCCAATAGGCCAGAGAAAAGAATTGGAAGTGATAATGGATTTTATGGTAAAACTCATAGTGATGAAACAAAGAGAAAGATAAGCGTGGGTAATACTGGAAAAGTTCGCTCGCCAGAAACTAGAAAAAAGATGAGTATCTCACATATGGGTAAACCAAAATCAGATGAACATAAAAGAAAAATAGGAGATAAATCAAGAGGGCGAATACCAAAAGAAGAAACTAAACAGAAACTTAGAGAGTATAACTTAAGAGAAGATGTATTAAAAAGAAATATTGAATCAAAACAAAAAGAATGGATTGTTATAAATCCTGATGGTGTTGAAGAGTTTGTTGTAAATTTATCTGATTATTGTTTAGAAAATGGATTAAGTAGAAGTAAGATGTATTCGGTTGCTTCTGGTAACAGGAAACACCATAAGAAGTATAAATGTAGAAAAGCTGATAGCCAATAAAAAAGAGGGTCATCAGGACCCTCTTATGATAAATGTCAGCGTTTGCTCACATTAAGTTGGCCACGCGGGCGCGGCGGTAGTAACGATTGGAGTTAATCTGTAGTCTACCTAGACCTTGTTCAGTACCTTCAGCAAAGGGATTAGCGACCAAACCGTAGCGAGTCTTAAACCCGATACGAGGAGTAAATGTGTCCTGACCTACGGCACGAACCATTTGTAGCGGCACATATGGCGCATAGAACAAGCCAGCGTCAAATGGACTAGATCCCTTATAACCTACCACATAATATTGATCTGCGCTAACGCTAGCTGAATAGGGATCAATATAAACGCGCCATTTACCCATAAGAACGCCAGCAAAGGTATTGCCGGTATCATCAACATTAAGGTTAGCATTAAGAGCGGGAGTATAGTCAAGTACACCAGCCATAGTAAGCGCAGAGGCTACGTCGGCAGAGCACATGATAACATTACCCTTTCCGCGACGAGTACGTTGAGCAATAGCATTGGCATCGCGCTCAATTTGGAACAGAAGACCCTTGAACTTCTCAACAGACCAACGACCATTGGAATCAACATCAAGGTCAAAGATACCAGGAGTAGCAACGTTTACGGCAGCACCCTGTTCGGCAACCTTATAGATTGTACGAATAACTTCGCGGTTGATTTCAGTTAGAATTTCAGTAGAGAGAATGTTGGCAAGTTCAGCTTCGGCACTAGCACCGTGAATGGCCTTAAGATCTTGAGCAAGTTCAAGAGTGTATTCAGCCTTCAGGGCACGGCTCTTGGCCTCAACAAGAACCTTCTCAATGGAGAAGCTCATTTCGTTGAATTGGTCGCCAGCAGCATAACCAAGGGCTTCTGCATCACCAGTACGCATACCTTGACCGACTTGATAGGCGGTAGAAGATGCAGTACCAACGGGATTCAACAGGCCAGGGTTAAAGCCAGCATTGTTGCTATTGGTTGTACCCATACCAACTGCAGCATTAGTAAACCCGGCATTAACATTGAAGCCGCTATCTTGGCCAGAGAAAGTGGTATCTACTTCGTTGTAGAATGTTTCGGTGCCGAATTGATCTTTATAGCGTGAGCGCATTGCAAAGATTAGGCCGGTAGGACCGGTCATCGGTTGAACGCCAGCTAGATCATATGCGACCAGATTAGGCATTGACCGACGAATCAGTGAGATAAGTACAGGGTCAAAACCAGCAACAGGGCCGGCTGCATTAGCACTACCACTAAAACCACCAGTAGCACCAGCGGCATTACCGTAGGTTGTTTCAAATAGAGTACCATTTGAAAAGCTTTGATCTTCGCGGAGAGAAATTTCTTGATTTTCTAGAAGTTGAGCAGTAACCTTTTTGCGGTGAGAATCCTTGATAGGATCTAGACCGTCATAGTTAAGAAGAGGAGCCCACTTTTCCAGCAATTGTTCTTGATTCAACATTTGCATTTGATTTTTACCTTTTTGTAGTTTTGAATTTGAGTAATATTAAAATCAGATTTTGGAGAACATATTAGCAACCTTAAGATAGCCTTCCATAGAATTAGAGACTGGCTCTTGATATTCGTAGGCTTCTGACAGATCGGTTACAGTGCTCCTGGTTGCTCTATGAGTTGGGAAATAAGATTCCCTAAGAGTTTCCAACTTATCCCTATAAGTTTGTTCACCTTCAAACTCAACACTTTCAGCAAGTGTGGCGAGCTTCTCCTTCTGAGTGACGGCTAATCCTTCAGAAACATCATCAAGAATTCTATCTGCAACAGACTCAGAGAGTCTTTGGTTTAGACGAACATTCTTTTCAATTTGCTCGTTGAGTTTTTCTTCCATTTCATCTAGTTTTTCTACCATTCCTTCCAGAACGTCATACTTTTCTTCAGGCATTTCCACATAATGTTGTTCACAAAGTCCCTTAAGACCTTCTAAGAAAGATTCGGTTACTTTAACCTTGATACCGGTCTCCACTTGAAGACGGTTTTCCTCTAGCCATTCTTCTGATACATAATCCAGATAAGCATCTACTCTTTCTTCAAGTTCTTCCTTGATTGCTTGTACTTCTTCCTTAAGAGCGATTTCATACTTGACTTCAAGAGCTTCTTTGAGTTGATTTGCTCTAGTCTTAAGAGCAGCCTCAAAAATAGTGCGAGCTTTTTCTTGGAACTCTTCAGAAAGTTCTTCACCTTCCATAAGAGCATTTACATCTTCATCTACATTGAAGTCTTCAACATAGATTTCTTCTTCTAGCTCATCTTCTACTTCTTCATCTTCTAGCTCTTCGCCCTCTAGTTCCTCATCTTCTAGAACTTCTTCGTCTTCATCATCTAGAGATTCTTTAACCGCACCGGATGTCAACTTGGGCATGGATTCGGCAGACTTTGCCTTGCGGTTGACTACATCCTTTACTACAGAAAGGCGAGCGGATGGATCCTTAAGTTTTGCTGAATCATCATCATTCTTATAGTTTTCAGGAGTAGGACCGCCCAAGTCTTCCCAACCTACAGTTTGACCAGGAGGAATATTGCCAGACAACTTTTGCATTGGTTCAGCGGGCTTAGCACCGCTATTCACTGCAGTTTTTGATTGAGAATTCTTGGCATCCATATTGAAATCTTTTTATTGGTAATCTATGTTTATTTAGTAAAGTAATTGTTTTCAGATGTTACTTAAGAAATGATTGAATAGTTCTAATTTCTTTTCTTCTAATTGGTGAGATTGAACTAACTTGTTGATAGTCTTTTTAGTATTCTCAAGTAACCATTCTTTCTTTGTTACATCAAAGTACCATTCTTTGCCTTCCATTATTCCATTAACAAATGCAGTAGTACAGGAAGGATCGTGAACAATATCTGCGACAGTTGAGAACATTAGGTCATCGCCTACGATGTTTACTCCTTCATTGGTAGATCTTAAAGAACCAACTGCTCTTGAGGAAACACCAAAAACAACACCTTCTTCGTGGAGGTTTTTTACGATGTTTCCCATTGGGGTATTAACAATTACGGCCTTTCCTATAAAATTATTACCTTCTCTTTGGAGAGATGTAATCTTATGGGATACTCTATCATAGTTAATCGTCGGCGCCGCCGGATGATTTAATTCCCCTACGGCCCTATTTTGCTTAACAAAGTTCTCAATATAATAATTTACGGCACTATTAAGAGTCTGGATCGGATAAACTCTTCCATTTCTATTTTTAGTTTCAGCCTGACAAAAAACTCCTTCAATATACAATTTCTTCTTACCATTTACGCTTTCAGTAAGCATTTTCACATCTTGAGCTTCTTCGGTAATGAGTTTCATTAAAATTGCTTAATACTATAAATTATTTAGTTGTTGGGTTGATTATAGTAATCCAACAATTAAAGAAGTGTCCTGTTTTATTTTTGATAGTGCCCCTTCTGATGGAGTTAAAGGTGTGGATCCACTTGTGGGGATTCCGAGGACTGTACGAATGGCTGATTTTTCTCCGGCTGTCCAATCTCCGCTTCCACCACCAGAGGAATTGACGACGGTGCTTGCGGCGGATTGAATGAGCAGAACTTGGACTCCGGGACTATACGCAATCGGGTCTCCTGCTGGCCCTCCAACGAGATTTCCTCCGGCGACTCTGGCAATATAGTTTCCTGTTGTGAAGCGAAGTTGCCAAATCCCCAATAATTCGACGGTGAGACCGACTTGAACCCCTGGCCCGAGTTCAACGAGTCCTGTTCCTGCTGCGATTCCTTCATAGATAATTCCCTCCTCGCTTGCTTGAGCTAATTTTATTGCAGTGTAAAGCGTTGTGCAGTCAACATCGTTGACGCCACTATCTACGTTGATAAGCGAATTTTGAAAATCAAATGTAAACGGGGCCGAATAAAAAGGCATTTCTTATACATCACTATTACGGCTGGCATTGACGCTACCTCCTGCTGCCGTTACCGAGAGCAGAGTATTGAATGGAATAATCGGAGAGACACCTGTGCCATTTCTCACATCCACTCTCACGGTGAAATTTGCGGAAAAGATAAAAGTCACACTTTCACTGGTTCCAGAAGAAACCTTGTCAATATAAGGAACGAAAACATCATCTGCAGTTACAATGTTTGATGCAAGACCCGGAGATAAGCCAGAGAATGTCTTGGTTCCAGCATTAAACGATGTGTAAGTGTAACGTAGATTTTTAATGCGAATTACTCCGGAAGATGGAGTGTCAGTCTTAATTGATTCAACTACTTGAATTGAAGTTGCACCACTAGATGCTGCTACAGGAGTATATTCATCCTTGAGGATACCCCCTGAGCCATTCTCTCTTGCGGCTAATACTCGATCTCCCGCCACAAGATTGCCCAACGTGATTCCG